TGCCACAAGAACTTGTCCTGCGGGTGCTCGCAATGCCCGACGGATTGTGTTGTTCCCACGAGCAGGCAAGTTCTGCAAGTTCAGCTTGTCACCGCCTGAGAATCTACCTGTGTGCGCACCATAATAGTTGAGCATGATTGGCAGGCGACCACGCTCGGACACACCAATCAAATTGAGAGTGCGGGTTTCTTCGAGGGTGGACTTCACGCCGAGCCTCGCAGCGACCGCAACCTGAACCTTCTCATTAGGATGTTCGAGGAGTTCGATGAAAGCCTTGTCAGTTTTCCCGAACGCAAATGTTTCCTTGCCTGTGCGTGCGCTCACCTTGGTTGGTGGCTCGACCCCGAGGTTGACGAGGTACTTCGCAAAGATTTGGTTGCTCATCAATGTCTTGGTGATTGCTTCGTCACTGATACCAGTGAGCCCCATGTCAGAGATGAGGGTGCGCTTCCTTGCTTTGACTTCCTCAAGATGTTGCTCTAAGAGTTCCCTGTCGAGTTCAATCACAGGTTCGGTGTACATGCGCAAGGTTTGGTCAATGACCATCAACTCACTGGTGGGGAAACCCTTGCTCAGTTTCTTGAACAAGTTGTAGGTTAGTTCCACATCGTTCTTGCAGTACTCACCATACCTAGCCATCTCGTCAGGGGTGAAGTCAGATTTTCTTTTACCTAATGCGTTAAGAACTTCCTCACCCTTTTGTCCTAGCCCATAGTAAGTAGCCAGTGCTTTGAGTGAACCCCCCACAGTCATCTGATGCAGAGGTCTAGCCATGCTCAGTGTGTCGAGCCATAGCTTTGGTTTGATTCCATAGTGCCATGCCAAGATAGCCCCATCGAACGCAGTGTTGTGGCAAAGGATTGCCTTGTCTTTGTAGTCCAGTGACTTCAAGAACTTGGCAGGGTCACTGCCTGAGTACCAGTCAGTTGGATAGTTGTTGACCTTGATACCCACACCGATGACTTCAAAGCGAGGGTCACGAATGTAACTCTCAGTGGTCATCTTCGACAGGCTGAAGTCTCTGTCGTAGTAGGTTTCAAAGTCGATGGTTACGATGTCCATGTATTACTCCAATGTAAGTGTGTCTATTCCCATACCGCAACTGGACTCGTACAAGCAGGCAATCATCACCGCCTTGTATGCGTCAGCCCCCATAGCCAGTGCACCAAATGCAAAGTCTCTGCCACTACCAATGCACAGGTACTTGGCTTCAGTGAAGTCCATCGGGTAGGGTGACCGCTCATACTTCAACACCTTCTTGTCAGGTGTAATCACAATCATGCCCACCCATTTGTTGTCATCCTCTTGATGCTTGGGAAACTTCTCAGGGTCAGCCCCCTTCTCAAACCATGTACGCATGGCGTACGCAAAGTCGAGGTCGCCCGAGAACCCTACGAGGTGGTCTCGTATGCGGAATATCTTTGTGGTTGTTAGCTTGAGCCCACTGTTCGTGGCTTGCTTGTCGGATGCAAGGGTCTCTCCATCCCATACGATTACTGTCATGTCACTTCCTTTCGATGATGTTACTCATCCGTTTGTTTCTTCTCTCGTTCTCAACAAGGGCAATCCCCCGCTCAACATCTTTCACTGTGGTGACCTCAAGTTGTGCGTCATGCAGTTCAAGCAGTTGGTTGATGGCTTTCATTTCTTCCGACTTGAGGATGAACCTGTTTGTCTCAGCCCCCCTACGACATACCGCCAGTAGTGCAGGCATACCATTGGTGATTACATCTGCGTAGTCAGTACCAAACCCCAAGCGAAACATAGCCTCAGCCATGTTCGCCATGTTGATAAGCCTATCCATGTCGTCACGAGTAGCCTTGCCCTGCGTGAGTGCCGCCATTGCATAGTGGTGCTTAACCTTTAGGTTAATGAGTGCATCCTCATGCTTTGCCAGTGGGGTCAGGCTCTCAAGAACATACCCCACTGGATTGGCTAGGACTTTCTTTGGTCTGTACTTGCTACGCTTACGCATTACCTTGCTCGATTCTCAATCCACCACAGTAGAAATATGAATAGGGCGATAGCCGTAGCTACCAACCCCATCACTGCAAGCATGAACTTAACGCCGAACCATAGGGCTTCAAGCATCGTTGCCTCTTACCTCAACAAGTTTGTCGATGTAATGACGGGCTTTCTTGATGTCGTCTAGCCCACCCTTTGCATCGCATCGTGCAAGATATTTGATTGCATTACCACGCAAGAACCCTGCGAATTGTTCGGGTGTCATCCATGATTCCATAGCCTTCCAAGGTTGGACACCCATGTTCTTGTAGTGGTCGCCACCAATCTGTAAGTCATCAGCCTTGTTGCTTGGCTTGAACTGTGTCACCGCATCAGTAATCTGTGGGTTCACAATAGGTGCATTGCTACGCTCGATAAAGTCAGCGTGTTCTTCCTTGCGAATCTTGTACACCATAGGCATTGCCACCTTGAACTTCGCACCAACTTCTTTTGGTGTGGCAAGCGGGTGCTTGCGGAAGTACTCTCGTACCTTTTGTGTTTTGCTTTTCATTTGTCTTTTCCTACTGAGTTAAGCCATGCACATTCTTCTTCAAGCAGTTTGACCCGTGCATGTAGAAGGTCAATTTCTTTTTGTTGTTCATGCCATGCGGCATCCCATACTTCCTTACTCCACCCACCATCATCTTCAGTAGCTACGCTACCAATGAAGTGGGAGTAAGCACCATCACGCTTGAGGGTATCGGTCATGTTGTCTCCTTGAATACACCGAACTTACGGCGCAGGTCAAGACTATATGTAGTACATAGTCTGTCTGCTTCTGCTACTACTTCTTGGACAGAGATAGCAGTCTGATAGTAGCCACGGCTTACTGATTTGATAATGCCCTTCAGCAGTTCGGTACTACATTCACTATCTCTGAGTGAAGTGTATAGCATATCCTGCCACATATCACTACTCCAGTCGGGCATCTCCCAATCGTATCGGGAAACCCCTACTCGTTCCTTCTCAACTTGTTGTATCAAGGATTCTAGTACACCCATACGGGCACGGACTTTGATAGCCGACTTGAACTTACGCAACTGTCGTAGCCATGTCAGCTTGTTCTCTTGGTCTACCTCAGTATCTTTGAGTGAGGGCTTGGCATTGATAGGCTCATAGGTATTGAGGTCAAAGCACAAGCCATCGAATAGTTCGTAGCCTTCCACTTGTCGGAAGTAATCCCACGCATAGGGTTCGTTCTTAGCTTTCTTGTACTCCTCATACTGGGGAGTAGGCTTGACCACATACCTACCAGTACCCTTACGCACCCACAAGAATGGGATAGCCCGTTGTAGTGCTTGGCTCAGAGTGATACTGTTGCGCCGTGCTTCTTGGGCAGTCATCTTAAATGTGAACTTGTTGTCAGGTGTGAACACACCGACCACGCTGTTGCCGAAGCGCAGTTCGTAGGTATCACCTACCTTAAACATCCTTGCCCATGATTGCACGGGTCTACCCGCCTCAGGATTCCTTGCCTTGGTATACCATTCAGCAACTTGTTCGTATGAGAGTTTGTCTGTACGCATATCTATTCCTTATCGTGTTAGTTTGTGTGCTACTACGGCGGCAGTGAGTGAGCCTAAGTCCACATCCACAGTCACCTCATTCTTGGTACGCTCTACTACCTTGCGGTGGCGTTCCTTGTATTCCTCAGGCACTAAGTCCCACAGTGGTTGCCACATCTTGAGGGCAGGTGCAAGCGTTGCATGTGCATTGATAATCTTCTTGACCTGCTCAACGAATACATCCTTGCGTTGTCGTGCAGTAGCTACTCGTTCCATGTAGGCAATAGCTTCTGCCTTGATGTCCTCGAACATAGGAATATCTTTGAGCTTGAGTTCCGTGTTGGTATAGTAGTTGTGTGCTTCAACCACGAAGTCGTCTGTCGTAGGTAGCTTGTGTGGATACACTCGCTTGTTGGTCAGCGCACAAGACACACCGACTTTAGTCTCACCGATATATGCAATGTTCAAGCTATCTATCGTGGTAAAGAAACATGTTGGTAGTTGGTTCATCGCAGGGATATACGATGCAAAGGTACGCTCGTACACTCGGTCTGCCCAGTCTTTGGGGTAGGAAGATAGCGCATCGTCAATCTGTTTCTTGAAGATAGCTTCTGCGTTCTTCACGATAGCACTCTTTAACTCGTCTGAAAATCTTACTGTTGCCATGTCATTCTCCTTCTTCATCATCGTTTAAGTCATTGGCGATTACAGTTTCCCGTACCGCCTCGTCACTGGTGAGGTAGTCATACTCTTGTTCCAACTTGCGATACAAGTTTCGCATGTGGTTCTTGAATATCTCTACACTCTGCTTCTCAAAATCTACAATCTCGTTATCCAATTCTTTGTCCCACTGTTCTACTACCTGTACATGAAAGTCAGTAGGCATATCAACACAGTACTCCAGTCGGTCAGCCTCGATATAAAACCGAGTGCAGTTCTCATGGTAGTAGTGCCCGCTATGCTCTACGCTGAACTTCAATGAGCCACCACTATCCAACAACTTGCGTATCATTGGGTAGTCATCAGGCTTGAAGTTCTTTTCAATGAACAAAGGTACATCATCAAGATGTCCACTGAAGCAAGCACCATCACCTTGAGAACAGAAACCACTGAAGTACATGTCGCTTACATAGATACCCTGTTCCTTCATGTCCTCCTTGTAGCACTCCTCGGTGCTATCCCACCAATCAATATGGTCTACATTGATGTGGCGGTACTTATCAAGCGTTGCTTCCGTTATGTTTAATGTGGATTCCATCGTCTGTCCTTTCGATTTCAACATCACCATTCACCATGTCACGCAGTACCATTGCAAGCATTGCACCTGCATGGTTAGCCTTCTTGAGTTGGTGTTGCAGGTACATGATGTACCCTGCCATTGCCGCATACACGGCGAACACCATCAGTTCTACATAGCTAATCATCTTCCTACTCCTATCCTATGTTTCGTACACATGAGTGCGATTGCATCATGCAAGTCAGTGAACTGTTGCCAGTCACCATTGACTAACCTACCTGCATATATGGGTGCATATCTGTCGATAGGTAGTTGCTTGGCTAGGTGGAAGGCAGGTCTACCCTTGTGGTACACAGTCACCCTCCAGTCATCAGCAAGCATTGCCCGTGCGCTATTGCGTACCTCGCTCTTACTCAAGCCAAGCACATAGCCATCAGGCATTGCTATCACATCAGTACCACTTCACCGAATGGTGCAGTGCCCTCATCTGTTGACACCCACAGTACTGGGTACTGAGGTACATCACCGAAGTCATCGCAACACAAGTCGGTCAGGAAGATACATGCGATAGGTTCAATGTCATGCTCGTTGAAGTACTCGAACACTGGGCTGAAGGCAGTACCGCCACCACCATGTGCTCGAATGTCTAGCGTATCGTCACGCTCATACTTCTCGTAGTGTGATACACGGCTATCGAAGTACACCACATGGATACATGACGGGTTGCCATCTTCCTTGATTGCGTTAATCTCACCTGCAAACTGGGCAAGAACTCTATCGTCAATCGAACCTGAGCAGTCAACTGCAATGGCTATCTCACCGAGTGATTCACCACTTGCACTGGGCAAGTACAGTCCTTGTGACAAGAACCTGCGGTTCGGTCTAGCGAATGAGCGTTGGTCACTCTTGCACTTCTCAACGAACTTGCGAAGTACATCACGCCAGTCAACCTTAGGGGCAAGCACATCATTGACCAGTCGCTCAAGTCCTGCGGACATCTTGCCCATCATCTTGGCGGCTTGTGCCGCTTGTGCTACTCGCACCTTCCACTCGGCTTGTTGTTGTGCTTGTTCCGCAGGGCTACCGCCACCATCTGCGCAGTCATCCATTGCCTCAGTACCATCACCACCTGAGCCGTCATCAGGTTCATCGGGCAACAAGTTGTAGATACCATCGGTAGTCTGATTGCCTGCTTGGTACAGTTGCGGGTTGAGCAAACCGAACTGAGGCATCTTGCCGATACCCTCATCAGTCAGCAGTTGGTTAATCACATAGTCACCTGCCTTGTTCCACCGCTTGTGTTGGCGCTCACCTCTACGGAAGTTGTGGTCAAGCATGGGGTGCATACACTCGTGGGCTACTACGAACTTGCGTTCCTCGTCACCGAACTCATCCATGAAGTAGGGGTTGTAGCGTATCTCCTTGCCATTGGTCATGGCAGTACGGATGCCGTAGTCCTTCACGAAGGGCATGTTCAATGCAATGTTGCCGATGAATGGGTGCTCAAGTACAAGTGCAGTACGGGCTTTGGCAAGCAGTCGGTCGATGCGCTTCTCGTCAGCCTCAGTCAAAGGCTCTCGGTCTGCATGGTTAGGTACGACTGTGGTCATATCAGATTCCTTTCATGAATACGGACATCTTGTCCATGATTTGCTTGGCTTCTACTGCCGTGTCACGGCGTAGGTCGGGGTCATTACGCAGGGCATCAGGATGTTTAATCAATGCACCCTCAACCTCTAGCCGTAAGGCTTCAAGGTTCGGGTCATCCATGAAGTTCAAGCGTGGTAGCAGGGCACACATCTCCTTGGTGTTCTCCACTAAGGTGTCACGGAAGATAGCCTTGGGGTCTGCCAACTTCTCAGCCATGTGCTTTACTCGGTCGTATAGTCTGTCCCATACCTCCTTCATAGCTACAGTCTGTGCCTCTGCAACTCTACGCTCAACATCTTCTTGGATGCGTGTCAGTTCGTCACTAGCAATGGACACTCTGAAGTCGGTCGATGGCACTGGAAAGATAGCCATGTCCATACGGAACTTCCGTGCTATCTCCTGCTCATCAGGGTAGTCGGCATCGTTGTACAGTCCGTTGAGCAAACGCTTGGCATCCAGTCGCAACTGGTCGTAGTTGGCAATGAACTGGTCAACGAGGTACTGCCACTCAGCTTTCTCCTTACGGAAGTCAGTCATGAAGGCAAGGTAGTTGTTGGAGGGTAGCATCTGCGTACCTTCCATACCCCACGGCAGTGTGTTCTCGTAGAACTTGGTGCGAATGTGGGTAGTTTTCTTGTGCACATGGTCAAGCAGGTCATTGGCAGGAAGCAATGCCTTGTTGTACCTACCTGCTTGGGTCGATGTGCCGTAGGTGTTGGCAACATCCTGCGTTGCCTTCTTGTCGTACTTGCGGGCAGTCCACTGGGATATGGATAACTGCACAAGCAAGGCTCTGTCATTCAGATTCATAGTCGTCACTCCTTCTGTTGGTGAGGGGCACATGCCCCTCGGTTGTTAATCAGAACAAAACATCTTGGTGTTTCATTGCCCACTTGGTAAACGCTTGCGTGTTAGCCAGTTCGGGTTTCTTACGAGAGGCATACGACACAGTGAGAACACTGAAGTCGGCAGGCATACGCTCTGCATAGGTACACACTCGTTCAAAGTTGCCTTCAGTAGCCCGCTCTGCCAGTGCACCACTGAGGGCATACAAGGTGGCAGGGTCAGCAGGTACATCAGCAGTAGAGGGGTTCATCAGTACCGCATCAGGGTTGGGTAGCTTACGGAAGATACGCAGAAAGCCTACGAACTCAGCCGCCGCACCTTCACCCACTGCACCCTTGAACATCTCGAACTCAGCATCAGCAGGACACATGCCAAGGATGTCGGACACACCCTCAACCCATGAACGGGGCGTAGCGTTTTGGTCTCGTTGTGCATCGAAGTCATGAAGCAATGCAGGGCGGAAGCGGATGAAGCTAATCACCTCAGGCTTGACATTGTTGTCAAGTGCCCATGTAGTCCAGTCATCGAGGTGGGTTTCCAACTCGACCACAGTCTCACGATTGCGAAGGTGGGATAGCACTCGGTTAGCACCTGCTCGGTCTGCTTGTCGGTTGCCAGTGGAGATGACCTGCCACCCATCAGGCATTGGTGTGCCGTGCAGAGTACGGGCTTGGCAGATGTTGGCTAGGACTTTCTGCAAGTCAGCGTTGGCTTGGTTGCGGTCATCGAACAACAGGATGCCACGCTCAGGTGCTTTGCCTTTGACTGGAAACCAGTCGGGTAGTTTGTACTCTAGCCCGTTGCCTTCTTTGGGGAACAAGATACCGAAGTCCTCGACAAGCATGGTTGGCATGTGTCGTTCGATAACTGGGATGTCAAGTTCTTTGGCAACTTCATGCACGATGGTTGTCTTACCACCACCGGGGCTACCCTCGATACAGAGTGTGCGTTGGATAGGGAATGTGGACTTGATGGTGTCCTTGAGTAATGAGGCTCGCATGTCAGTTTCCTTTGTAAAGTTTATGGTCAATGCCGTATGTCACGAAGTACACACCAGTTTCTTGTGTCAACTTAGTGCGGTAAGTTCGTGCCGCTT